TCTTACTGTGTCATTTGGTTTGTATCTTGTGCTTATTGCCCAAGTGTTTAACCAGTTAAATCCTTTTGCAAACACTTCCCATTTTGCAATATCTAATTCTAATCCATCAGCCAATGTTGCCGCTGAAGTGTGTTCTGTTGTACAAAGATATACAGTTGCACCGTATCTTACTAAATCGTTTACTTTGTATCTTGTTGCAATAGCCCAGTCTGTTTTGTAATCAAAACCTTCAATGAAAAGATCCCATTTTGCACTGTCGCCTTCCAGTCCAATGTTAACATCTGCGTTTGAGGCATGACCTGTGTTACAAATATAGATGTAACCACCGTATTTTACAACGTCATTTGGTTTGTATGTTGTGTTTACTCCCCAGTCACCTTTCCATTCTTGCCCATCGGACATCAATGCCCAATTTGCCGCTGTTAAATCATCTTGAAATCCTGTCGCAGAAGTGTGGTTTACGATACAGATGTAAGTTCTACCACCGTATCTTACAACATCATCTACTGAATAAAGAGCACTTGTGTACCAAGCACCTTTCCAAACAAAACGTATTCTACCTAATTTAAACTCAGCCATGGGTTAATATATCCTCTTATTACAGTTATTTATCATTATTCGCCGTATCCGTTAGAACTATCAATAGCACTAGTCGGATCTCCTTCATTTAATTCTGTACTTGCTGTACCGCCAGTGAAAAAGTTCAATGCTAACAATGAGCCTGAAAATCCACCATTTAAATTAGCAATTCTATCTATAACAATTTGTCCTGTTTCTGGAAATGCTTCATTAAATATTTCTTTATTTCTTACTTTAATTTGACCTGCTCTAAAACCTGAAACATTCAAGTTAGCACCACCTCCAGAAACTCTTGATCCAATATATGTAAGAATTGCTTTCTGTGTTGGTACTACATTGTCGGAGTTTGCCGCCATTGTAGGATCTGTTGAAAATTCTCTAATAACAACTTCTGTTCCACCCAATACAACACCACCTAGTGCTAATTCTGATAGTCCTTGTAAATTGAATAAATCTGCGTTAAGTGTTACAATACCTGTTGCCTGTTCAACAATAAACAATTCTCCAACACGGAAGTTACCATTCTGATCAGTTGATGTGTAGAATACTCTACCACCGCCATTATTGGCAGTTTCTCTGTTTGATTGGTATTCATAACCTTCTGTGAATCCAGCATTGGTGTAAAGTTCTGGATAGTTTGTTGTTGTTACTCCACCAGTTCCAATATCTAAGAAATCATGACCAGTTAATCTAACTTGTGAATACTGTTGTCTAATTGTTATTGTTGTTTCATGCCCTGGAGATTCGTTAGATTTCAAACTTGGTGAAATTCTAAATTGTGCTGTAAGATTTGGAACTGAACCTGTAATGTTTGTAATCTGTGTTACTCTATAAATTTGATCTTCAATGCCGTTAATGTACAACAAGTCGCCTGGTCCAGGTTCTCTTGATAATTCTTTTATTTGTACAACTTTTCCTAATTGGAATTCGTCAGCAAATCCATCACCTGTAACCGTTGCACTTACATTGATAAATCCTGTACCTCTGTTGGTGAATGTTGGTTGACTCAATACTCCGCTGGCTATTCTTGCTTCGACAGCCACATCTGTTATGTTCACATTGTCTGTGATTGTAACTGTTGGTGCTGTTGCGTATCCTGATCCTGTGTCTAACAGTTGTACTTTAGAAACCTTACCTGCATTTGTTATAACTCTTGCTAAAGGTGGAGCACCTTTTTTAAGAACAGTTATATCTGACATTGTGGTATCTTTTAATGGAACAAAATAACCGCCAGCATTTCTACCGCCCACGATGCCTGAGTAAGTTCCTGATAATGTTGCCAATTCTTTCCAACTTACTGCGTCATATGAGTAAGCCACTTCGCCATTCACAGTGATCGCTAAAAAAGTTCCTTGAGAACTTGTTACTGCTGTGTATGGTCCTGTGTGTGGAGGTGTTTCTGATTCTGTCCAAACTGTGATAGCACTTGTTGAACTTTGTGCCGCATTTGCATTTGATACAAAGAATTTATTCACTGACGTTGAATCGTCAAATGGTGAATCTTGTACTGATGCTATAAATTTATCTCCAGTGAACGTCAAGTGCTGTACTATATATCTGTCACCACCTATGTTAGCCGCCAACTCCCAAGTTGTACCACCGTCTACTGATTCCCAAGTTTGTCCATAGTCGTTGCTTATAACAATTAAACCGTTACCTGCCGCAATTTTTGAAAACACTGCTGTTGATCCATCGTACGGTTCAACTTGTTGAGATGACCATGTGTTACCTTCATCGCCTGATATGTAAACAACACCTGTTGATGAAACCACAACCCATTGTGCAGATACGTCTTCCCATGCACAACCTTTAAATATGTCTGCTCCAATATTGCTTGAAATGTCACTCCAGTTAGCACCGTCTTGTGATCTTGCTAGACCACCTGTGCTAGAAGTTGCCATAAAGTTATTCTTTCCGCCTACCAAACTGTTCCAGTCCTGTGTTGGTACACCGTTTGCAACAGTCCAGTTAGTAGAATCAACTGATCTTAAACCTCTACCGTTGCCTAATAAAATAGTTACGTTTGTGCTTGTAACTCTTCTTGAAGCACCTAATAAATAATCTCCATTTAATGGAATTGATGCTGATGAAGTACTGTATGGTGGTTCACTGAATTGTATTCTTGGCTCAATAAAATATTTTGTTGATGGATCTAATGCTGTTTCAATTGCAAATCCACCTAAAAAATGTTGCCATCCTGGTGTGTTATCAAATTCTTTTTTAACTGTGCAAACTTTTGTTAATTCATTAAAAGAATCAATGATTCCGTATTGTCCTCTGCCAGTACCTTCCCAAATATAAATTCTTTGTCCAACTGTTTGAGCTGAAGTTCCTTGGAATTGTGCATTCAATTGTATGCTGGTAGCAGTACCTGTTATGGCTGGTCCTGATTTACTTGTGTATCCGGCACCACCTGCTGGAGTTGAATCTCCAGGGCCTAATATTCTAATTTTATTTACAGCACCGTCTCTGGTGTTTTCATAATTGATTACACCCGATGCACCTTCTCCTGAACCTGCTATTGTGATAGTAGCAGATGTATAATCTTGTCCTGCATGATCGTAAGCAAAAGCAAATATCTCATTTTCATCATTGTACACTGCATCTACTTGAGCTTCTTGTGTTCTGTTATTGAATTTTGCTGTGATAGGTGTTTCAGTGGGTGTTACACCTTCTGCAACTGAACCCCAATCTCCATAAGAGTTGTTTCCGTTTGTTGCTCTAACTTTACCACCAGAAGTTGCTAGATATCCTATGTGACAATAATATGTGAACACAGATACAAGTTCTGATTTACCTTCACCATTAACCCAGAAACCAATACCTTGATCGATAACCTGTGTAAAGTCATTGGCAACAATTGATCTGTTACCACCATTGTGAAGATCGCCATCTACTTTTAAACCTACACATCCTGTTCCAAATGTTGATACATTTTGTACATAACAAGATCGTGTTGTTATCCAAGCCGCCGCATCTGACGCCCCCGAACCAGGATTTAACGAAACAAATGCTCCGCCTGTTGGTCTTTTTGTGCCGTATTCATTGATTGGTCCTAATGTTCCAGATAATCCACTTAATGACATATTTCTAATACCTGAACCATTGTTAACATAAAACATATTTGATGTTTCATAACCAGCCGCCGGTTTAACTTCTGTGCTTCTCAGTTCATCTCCAACTAGTGCAGTGTCTCTTGGCACAGTGATAGGTAAAATTTCTTGATACAAACCTGTTTTAATAAAGACTGTTGCAGGTGATCTTGCGGCTAAATCGCTATTGATAAAATCACAAGCAAATTTAATCGTTTTAAAAGGAGCCGCCAACTGCGTTCCTTTTGTTTGATCGTCTGTACCATCTGGTGATACATAATAAACTTTTGGTGTTACATCAAAATCTTCCCAGAAAGGAATATTGTTTGATCCCACCTTTAATACTTGTCCTGATGCTCCTATACCAATTCTTAATCTTGTTGAATCATCATTTTGTGTTTTGATATCTCCAGGATATTCTAATACATTAGGAGTGTGTCCTGTTGCTACTAATATCCAGTAAGGTCCAACATTTTCTGATTCAAAATCTAATGGTGGTTTAGCATCTGATGAATTTGCTTCATGTTTTAAAATACATTTGTAAAGTGTGCCTGCAACTGTGACAACGTCTCCAGGGAAATATGTTTGTTCGCCTGACACACCACCTAGATCAGTTTCTTTCCAAGGACCTTTGAATGCATTACCTGTTACCAATAATTGCCATGGGAATGGAGAATCAGTTCCTTCGTCGTACACAACTCTTGTGCTTGGATCTACACTTGCATTATCTGTAACAGCAATGTATAAATCACCACCTGCTCTTACAACATCTCCAGTTTTGTATGGGAAAGGTTCAACAGCATTGTTAACTAGATAAGTTGATTTCCATTCACCTTTGAATGTGTATCCAACAACTTGTAATTCCCAAGTTGCAGATGCATCTGTGACAGCAGGTGTAACACCAACGTTACTTTTTAGTGCAACATATGTGTAACCTCCGTAGAGAACAACATCACCTTGTTGGTAGTATTGAGAAATAGTCCATATTGATTCAAATTCTAAACCAGGTACCCATAAATTGAAATTACTTTCAATCATAGTGGCACTTGTTGCCCAGTGTCCTGTGGTTACTTGCCACATACCAGGAGACCATCTTACTAGTTCTCCTGCTGAATATCTTTCTCCAACAGTGTAATCTCCTCTGTATCTAATTCCTGTGAACACAGTTGCCCATTGTCCACTGTTTGCTTCTAAACCATCGTTGGCATCGTTGGCTACACCGTTTACTCCCATTGATGTTATTGCACCACCACCGTCCACTGTGTTGATAACCATGGACACATCATTGGCTGGTGTTGCTCCACCCAGTGCTGATCCTAAAATTGTGAAAGTTTCTGAGGCAAGATAAGTTGATCCACCGTTTGTGATTTGAATATTATATGTTGCGCCAACTTTGAAAATAAAGAATTGTAATCCCGTTCCTGATGCACCACCGTATGTAGCAGTAGGATTTATAAATTTGTTTGAAGCGGCAGATCTGTGACCTGTTGTACATCTAAAAACTGTACCACCGTAGTACACAACATCATCTGGATAGTACAAAGTGTTTGCTGTCCAGTCGCTTCTAAAGTTATCTGATCTAGAATATTGATCCCAGTATGACGCATTGAATTGTAATCCATCATCAGCACTTCCTGAAGTGTGTGCTGTGTTACATTTCCAAATTGATCCACCGTAAATTACTGTTTGGTCAACATTGTAAAGTGTGGCAGGTGTCCAAATACTTTGCCAATCTTCTCCACGAGCAAAGTAAACCCATTTTAATTCATCTCCTAGTACACCATTTGAAACAGATGCATTTGAAATGTGACCTTCAATACATTTGTAAATTAATCCACCAACTTTAACCAGTTCACCAATTTTGTAAAATGTTGAAGGTGCCCACGCACCAGTCCAACTTTGGCCATCCATCATCTGAGACCATTTTGGAGTCGAGTTGTTTAAGTCGTTGTAAAAGTTTGTGTCTGATGTGTGTACGTTAACACATACAAATACTTTTGCACCGTATCTTAGTACATCATCTTTTACATAAAGAGTATTGGCTGACCAATCACCTCTCCATCTAAATCTAATTCTATCTATTCGAAAATCTGCCATTGACTAATTCCTATATGTATTTATTTCCTTAACCATTATAAGGTTCTACATATCCTGGATATGTATGAGCCTCGTTAACTTTTAATACTAATTCACCTTCACTATTCACATAATAAAACAGGTTTCTACCATCCCATTTGTACTGTTCGTACACCAAATTTGGATAATTTTTTCTGTGTTGTTGATCTCTACCTTCAAAAAAGTCTTCTCCTCTACTCCAATTATTGTAGTTTTCATCAATATTTCCTGGTCTATTCAATTGAACTCCATCTTCTAGTTTTAATAAATCTGATTTCACCATGTACAAATCGCCCACATCTGTTCTACGCAACCCATAGAAATATCTATTGTTTGCCAGTGTCTTCTGTAATTCGTCTATGCCTACGCCAAATACTTGTGCCATGTTCTATTAACTCACTATGTTGATTGTGTTACCCATTGCTGAATGAATTGTACATTGATAATAAAGTGTGCTTGGAGCATCCATAGGAACTTCTAAAACCTGCGTTCCTGTTTTGCTTCCACTCACTCCTGATGAATATTCTGCACCACCGTTTGATACTCTAAATTCAAATGGATGACTAGAACCTGTTCCATTTACAAAAATATAAGTGTGTCCTCTCATCAAATATAACACAGGATCATTTGTTGCACTTGCAAATCCTGGACCTGTGAATGTGTAATTTGATGAACCTGCGGCTCCAACAGCCCATCTCATTGTTGGACCGTTTTGTTTTTCCCAACCTGTACCGTTGTAATACAACACATCACCTTGAGCTGGTGTTGTTATTGTTACATCAGTTAAGTCGTTAAGAGTACTTGCTCCACCACCTGCGTCTGATACAAATTCTAAAGCAGTTCCACCTGCGTTTACTTTAACAGTTCTTCCTGCTGAACCTGAAAAAGTTGCTGGAGTGTCTGTTAATGTTAATATTGAAGTTGGAACACTTGGTTTGTTGTTCAAGTTATTGTAATTTAAATAATATGTACTATCTAATCCGTCCAATGTGTCAGCATCAGTTCCACCACCGCCAGTGGTTGCATCATCACCTGGTACCCATTTTGTTCCATTCCATTTTAATACTTGTCCTGAAGTTGGAGTAGTTGTTGTTGTGTCAACATCTGAAAGTTTATCAACTGAAAATGCCGCAACAATTTCTAATCCATCAGCCGTACCATTAACTTGTAAAAAGCCGCCCGATAGTCCAGAGTATGTTACTGGAGTGTCTGTTAATCCAAGAAATGCAGTTGCACCTCCACCGCCACCGCCGCCTGCTGAAACATCACCTGGTTTCCAAGTTTGTGAACCTGAATCATAAATTAATGCTTGTCCGTTAGTCGCCGTTGACGAAAGATCAACATCTGAAAACATTCCGATAGATTTATTTGCATCTGCAATTTGTACCCAGGCACCTGCGTGAGCATAGTAGGAAGCATTCTCACCGTGTACATGAGCAAACATACCATGATACGTTGCCGCATCTGGTAACTCTGCTAGAGTGTTGTATAAAAAAGTAATTTTGTTAGCACCTGTGGCAGTAATCAAATTATTATTGACTATTGTTAAGGCTGTTCCGTTTCCAAGAGCTGTGTACAATTCTTGAAAATTGTTATTCATTTTTCCACCAGCATCTCTTAACGAATCACCTTGACCGTCATTTGGAATAATACCAGTGTTTATAAGTTGTCTTGTCATATGTTTTCTCCTACTTTATCCTCTATCGAATGTTATTTCATTACTGTCCATTAAGTAATTTGTTTTATCTAAAGTGAAAATTGTTTGTTCTACAATCACAGTTTCATCAGTTTGCGGATATGTAATTTCTCCGTCAGCGACATTACTGTTAATTCTAACTACCAGTTCACCTTCTGGATTAATATAATAATTTAGATTTACATCGTCCCATCTAAATTGTTCGTATCTTAAATTTTTAAATGGTTTTGCGTGGTTCAAATCTCTGCCTTCATAAAAATCATAACCTTGATCAAACTCTTTAAAGTTGTCATCAATATTTCCTGGATTGTTTATTGCCACAGGATCGTTTGCCGCCAATTGGTCAACTTTACCGACAAATAACGTTCCCTCATCGGTTCTTCGTAATCCATAAAAGTATCTGTCTTTGATACCATTTTGAAGATATACGGAAGTATCCTGTCCAACTGTGTTTGACATCTTATGTTATCTCCACGTAACTCAACACACAATCTAATGAGTCGTTGATGTTTGATTTTACATTTAAACTGTTTTGACTTGCCACAATTAATTTTTCTCCTGAGTTTAACACACGTAAACTAGAGTTTGGTGCAATCAAAACATCTTTTACAATAAATCCTGTAACTGAATCTGGAGTTGCTGTTAATGTTACACTGGCTTCCACAACTGATTCTGTTAAGTTTGCTAAAACCATTCCAATGATCGTTGTGTATGATCCCGGTGCGGCTTCATAAACAGCCGCAGTCACAGTTCCTATACTTTTTGTTACAGAGTTTCTAAAATTTGTTGCCATATTTTTCCTATCCTAATGCCAGTGCGTATTCCACTGCTATTTCTGTTGCGTCAATAATACTTACAGCACCTGATGAACCTGCGATTGAACCCCATGAACTACCATCATACAATTCAACACGTTGATCTGCGGTGTTGTAACGTATCATACCTGTTATGGGTGTAAACGGTCTGTTTGCTGTTGTTCCAACCGGAAGTACAAACCCACCAGAATCTGACACATCAATATATCCCGTTCCAGTTGTTTTTAATACAATCGGACTAGATATAATATTAGTTATCGCATTTCCTTCAAACTTGAAGGCTTCAATTCTAATGCTACCATTTCCTTGAGCATTAAGGATCAAATCTTGGTCAGTTCCTGTGGTCGTTACAGTATTTCCACTGATTGTTATGTCATCTACCTGTAAAGATGTGACATCGAACCTTGTTGGATTAACATCTGCTACCAAAACTCCACCAGCATAAAATCTAAGTGTGTCATCATCTGCACCTGGTGTAGCCTCAGCAGTGATGTATGTGTCTTTGTCAAGGTCATAAACACCAGACAATGCCAACCAGTTTGTTCCGTTGTATCCTTCAAACACTGAATCATCTGTGTTGTATCTCATCATACCTGCTGATGCAGAACCTGGTCTTTGGGCAGTTGTACCTGTTGGAATTCTAACAGATCCAGTACCGTCAACTCTGAACACACCTGAAGCAGGATTAACTATGAAGTCTCCTGAATCATTTGTTAGTGTATCTCCTGATGCTGTGAAGTTTTCAACTCTTACTCCACCAGTTCCACTTGATCTTAAATCTAAATCAGCATTTGTATTATTACTTTGAATTAAATTTCCTTTGATATTAACACTGTCTATTTGTGCTTCGTTGGCAAATATTGTGTTCCATCTTTTTGTAGATGAGCCAATATCGTAAAAATTATCTTGTGCAGGAATAATATCAGAACTGATGCCTGCTGTGATGTTAATTGAATCTGTTGTTTCGTCACCTATTGTAACATTTCCACCTATTGTGATATCTCCTGTGATATCTAAATTTCCAGTAATGTTTACATCATCAACAAAATTAATTTGATTGTTAAATGAATCAATATTTAAATCACCCGATGTTGTTGTGATATTATTTCCAGATATTTGAACATTTCCTGTTTCAATTTTATCTCCTGATATAACTGTAACGTTGGGTCCTGATGTAAATGTTAATGCTTGATCAACATCTATGTTAAGTGATGCTGATGTAAACGCAACTTGTCCTGTTTCTTGATTAACATAAAATTGATCACCAACTCTAAAGTCACCTTTATGGTCAACTGATGAATAATAAATTTTTGCGTTATTGTTTGTGATAACTTCGTTGGCTTGAATCACTGTTGTTGCATCGTTATCAACTTCGTAATCATTTCCAATGTAAGCAAAGTTGTGCGAGATCAAATACATTTTTATACCAACACCATCTCCCACAACACCGTATGTTCCGTAGATAGATGCAGATGCAATTGATCTTACTTCTGCTCCAAAGTCTGTGTAATCAACCAGAGTAAAGTTTGTTGCTGTTGCTCCTGCTGATGTTCTAATATCTTGAATCGCTATGTTTGTGTCTAAAAATGTAGTTGTTAAGTTTGGACCATTAAATCTACTTACTAACACAGTGTCAGGATTTCCAATTGCTTCTGTTGTTGGTGGAGTAAAGTTTCCCGAACGTATTGCTGAACCTTTGTAAATTGTGAAGTCGTCCATGTTTCCTATGAAACCATTATTGGCATCATAGTTGTTACCCATCACAAGTGGTTTTGCCGCACCTAAATCATTTGCAACTGTTGCCGTTCCAACATTTTGTCCTGCAACATACATTGTCACAGTGTTACTGCTTCTTACTAATGAGAAGTGAGTCCAAACATTAAGATTAAAACCTTGACTTCCTATGATTACATTTGCTCCGTTAACATAAAGTTTTGGACCATTGTTGGTCATGTACAACATCAATGAATATTCAATTGATGCATTGTTTCTGAAATCAAATAGTGTTGTGGATTGAAGTTGTGTTGGGTATGCCCAAAATTCTATTGTAAAATCTCCTGTACCAAATCCAAAATCTGCTGTTGTTGAAATAGATGCACTGTCTCCTACACCATCTAACAGCAAACTGGATTGTCCAAACTTTTTAACAGACGTATCTAATTTTGCATCACCGTTAGCAGTGATCTGTTTGCCTGTTGTTTCTGGTGGCATTGCAAATCCTGTTGATTTTCCATCAATTATAATTTTGTCGTTGTCTATAGATTCGATAGTACCCGATGCCAGTTGAGTTACATTGTCTGTGTCGTAGTATGATATAACGTGACCTGCCGCAAGCGGTGTTCCAGAAAATCCTGAAACTCTTAATTGTGTTTTACCATCTTCAGCCAAGCCAGTTGTGCCGTCAACAGCATAGATACTTCTTGCCGCAAAATATGTGAAACTGTTTAACCATTCTATTCTTACACCGTTTGTAAGTGTAAGTGCATCAACACCTGGAGTAATAAATGTTGTGTTTTGAAACAAACAAGCGGCTTCGTTGGATGCCGGTGTTGCCACTGAACCATCTAACAATGCACCTTTACCAGCATCAGCAGATCCAAATCCTCTAGGATCATTTGCTGTTGTAACTGAACCTGATGTAATTACAGTGACATTTCTAATGTAAGGTGATCTTGATGTTACTTGAAATCCTGTTGAATCGTCTGCACCTGTTGAATTAAATCTGAATGCATGTCCTGTGTTTGTTCCACTGTTGTAATAAAAACCTGTAACAGTTAAATCTTCAACTGTTGTTTCACCATTCAATATAAAAGCATCATTACTGTTTGTGGTCACACTTGGTTGAACTGTTACTGCTCTAATTCCATCACCTCTAATACTAACTCCTGTGGGAATAGTTAATGGAAAATCTTCTGTGTATGTGCCTGGATAAATGTAAACATGATCTCCAGCAACAGCCACTGACAATGCTTGTTCTATTGAAGCATAAGGATCATTTTGGTGTGTTCCAGAATTAGAATCATCACCGTTGGTTGCTACATACAACACTTTGCCTGGACGTGCTGTTAAATCCAACCCTTGTACTGATATGTTTCCAGACAGTGTTAAATTGTCCACAGTCAAGTTGTTGGCATATGCATTATTCCAACGTTTTGTTGGTGTTCCTAAACTGTATGTGTCTGAAGCATCAGGTATAATGTTTGACGTAATATCAGCATTGATTGTGATAGAATCTGTATCAGAATCACCAATAGTTATGTTACCGTCTGCTCTGATGTTTCCTGTTGCGTGTATGTTACCTTGTACTTCTGTGTTACCTACAATATCTACAACACCTGTTCCGCTGGTTACAATCTCAAAATTTTGATTGGTGTCAGTTGCTCTAATGGTGTTGTTAGTGATTACAAGATCATCTACATGAATCTCGTTGTTGTACACAATGCCGTCTGCGGCTGAAAAATTTAGTGCTGATTGTGTTGTTGAAATTGTGTTGCCAGTTACTGTGATGTTTCCTACATCTACTTGTCCAGTAACTTCTGCATTTGTTGTACGTGCTGTTCCGTTTATATCTAGCGGGTATTGAGGAGTGCTGGTCTTAACACCAATCCTGTTGTTATTAACATCAATGTATAACAAGTTAGTCTCGA